TCTGGTCGGGCGTATGTGGTCAGTGACAACACGGCAGCAGTCTTGGGTTTTGCCACGGTCTCGGCCAGCAGTGACACCATCACACTTAACGGCACCACCACAGGCGGCATCATCGGCGATCACATCGAGATTATCGATGCGATTACCGGCACCTTTGCCGTGCGCGTGTTTACTGCTGCGACTGGCACGGAAGTAACTCCGTTCTCAGCAACTGTCTAATTTTATTAAAGGAATAAATCATGTCATACAACATCGAACAAGCCAATAGTGGCTTTCTCTCCCTGACCGCTGCCGGCCTAGCTGAAGGCACTAACAGTGCAACTTTTAAGACTACTAATACTTTGACTTTTACAAGCAATGGTATTTTTAAGTCTAAGGCTGCTACTGATAACTTGACATTCACTGCCGGTACAGCTTTGGCTGCATCACAGGCTTGCTTGTTTGCGGTGTGGATTACTTCTGGCGGCACGGTATCGACTGTACAAGGTCCTATCAATGCCGCTGGCGATCCATGCCCAGTGCCCGGCCAAGTTACAGCCAATACAACTTTGGTCGGTTTGATCAAAGTTACTACCAGTTCTGCCGCTACGTTCACGCCAGCTACTACCGACCTGTCTGCCTCTGGCATCACAGCCGCGTACTCTGATTGCATGGACATGCCCGGCTCAGCCCAGTAATTGTTGCCATCTCTCCTAACGGAGGGTTTCGCAGGTTGCCTTCGGGCAGCCTGCTTTTTGGCAGACCGATTTTTTAAACCTAACGGAGAATGAAGATGGCAAAAAAAGAAATAGTCGCAGGCATTGAAATCCTAGACGACACACCAACAGTTGATCCAGTTTCCCAAGTTGTAGGCCTTCGTGAGCTTGCAGCAAGTGAAGCGTTCATGAACGAGATGGTCGAAGTCATGGTGCATGCTAGCACTGACGAAAACCAATCCCCTCATGTAATTCTCAATTGCAACGGAACTAATCAACCTATTCTGCGCGGCGTGCCAATGCGCGTTCGTCGCAAGTATGTCGAAATCTTGGCGCGTATGAAGGAAACCAAATACAGCCAAATAACCCGCAACCCGGGAGCGCCTGATCAGATTGACATGATTGCGCGCCACGGCTTGGCCTATCCTTTTGAAATGCTAAGCGACGAGAACCCTCGTGGCCGTGCATGGCTTTCAAACGTATTGGCTGAACCTGCTTAAACACAAGGCGACCCAGTGAACTATCTCCAGCTTATCAACCGGCTGCGCGTGGAGTGTGGCGTCTCTGGCGCCAGCACGCCGCTGACTACCGTTACTGGTTTGACCGGTGAGTCCTACCGGATGTCAAGCTGGATTAATAGTGCTTGGGTCGATGTGCAAACGACCAAGGAAGACTGGCAGTGGATGCGTAATCCAGTGGAATTCAACACGGTTACGCAACAACAAATTTACACCCCCACCCAAGCCGGTGTGGGGTCTACTTTTGGAAACTGGAAACGTGATAGCTGGCGCGCGTCGTCCGTAGGACAAAACTACGCCGACGAGCAGTTGTTAAACTACATGGACTTCACGACGTTCCGCAACCTGTACATGTATGGGAATATGCGCACGACGTATGCGCGTCCTGTGGTTGTCACGATTGACCCAGATAAGAGCTTGGGCTTTGGCTCAATACCAGATCAACCTTACGTCATTGTGGGCGAGTACTATGTTCAGCCAACAGAGTTTGCCTTGGCCACTGACGCGCCGCCTACTGTGTTTCCTGACCGCTTTCAAATGATGATTGTTTACAGGGCCATGATGTTTTACGGTGGCTATGAATCAGCGCCGGAAGTTTATCAACGCGGCGAATTTGAATTTAAGCGATTGATGAACCGATTGGACATTGATCAGCTGCCAACATTTGTCAGTGGCCCACCTCTTGCTTAAAGAGATCAGATGCCACTGACCACTCCAAAAGTTAATTACGATCTTATCCGCCTCAACGGCGGCTTGGATCAAGTTACCCCAACACTTTCTCTACCCCCGGGTGTTGCGCGTCGTGCTGCCAACTTTGAGTGTTCAATCACTGGCGGCTACACCCGCATTGCTGGCTATGAGCGTTTTGATGGTCGGCCCAGCCCATCGGCTGCTACCTACAACATTTTGGTTTGCACGTTTACAGGCACGGTTACTGTTGGCCAAACGGTTACCGGGTCCATATCGGCAGCTACCGGTAGAGTAATTGCTGTCACCGTTGCGTCGGTGGTTATTACTCGTGAGACCGGGACTTTTGTAGTTAACGATGTTTTAAACAACGGCGCCGGTAATGTGGCCACCATTACGACGGTGCAAGGCGTGTCGGCCGATGGTCTGACTGACGCAACATATCAAAACCTTGCAGCCGACAACTACCGGGCTGACATTACCGCTGTGCCCGGAACTGGTTCAATTCTTGGTGTGGCCTACTACAACGGTGTCTGCTACGCGTGGCGATTGACGTCGATGTACAAATCAACGGCGGGTGGTTGGGTTGCTGTTACGCTTGGCAAAGAGTTGAGCTTTAGCACGGGTACAGCTGCGATCGTAGATGGGAACACCGTCACGGGGGCCACTAGCGGCGCAACCGGCGTAGTGGCTAGGGTTGTATTGCAGTCGGGCACGTTTGCTTCGGGCAATGCGGCCGGCCGACTTATTCTTTCATCTTCTACTGGCGTTTTTACGAGCGGTGAAAATCTTACAGTTGCGGCAGCGGTAAAAGCCATAGCGGGCGGTGCGGCCACACAAATAACGCTTACCACTGGCGGGCGATACGAGACGGTAATTGCCAATTTTGGTGGCGGCACTGCTAACTACAAACTGTATGGGTGCGACGGTGTTAATCGGGCGTTTGAGTTTGATGGCACGACGTTTGTGCCGATTGCAACGGGCATGGCGGTTGATACGCCCAACCACATCACGTTTCACAAACAACATTTGTTTTTGAGTTTTGGTGCTTCTGTGCAATTTTCTGGTTTAGGCTATCCGTATCAATGGACGCCTTTGCTAGGCGCCGGCGAGATTGCGATGAACGCGGAAGTTACCAACTTGTTGGTGCTGCCGGGCGACCAATCAAGCGGTGCTTTGGCCATCTACACACGGAGCGACACATCGGTGCTGTACGGCACAAGCTCCGCAAATTTTAGTTTGTCTACATTTAACAGCGGCACGGGTGCTATTGCGTACACGGCGCAGAACATGGACCAAGCGTATGTGTTGGACGACAGGGGCATTATTAGTTTGGGCACATCACTGAACTTTGGTAACTTTGTGCCAGCGTCGTTGACCATGAACATTCCTAAATTTATTGAGCAGCACCGAGGGCTGGCTGTTGGCAGTACGGTTAACCGAGACAAGGGCCAGTACCGAGTGTTCTTTTCAGACGGAACAGGCCTTTACATGACGATCCTAAACGGCCAAGTTTTGGGCAGCATGCCAATACAGTTTGGGCACAACATCAACTGTTCCGTTGACAGCGAAGCGCCCAGCGGCGGCACGGTCCAGTTCTTCGGTTCGACCAACGGCTTTGTGTACCAGATGGATCTGGGTACGAGCTTTGACGGCGACTTTATTCCGGCCAACATAAACTTGGTTTACAACTCAACAAAATCGCCTCGAATTTTAAAACGTTATCGCAAAGCTGCTGTAGAGTTGTCGGGGGATTCTTACGCCGAAATTCAATTTGGTTATGACCTTGGCTACCGTACAGCAACATTAACCCAGCCCGATGACGCCTCATACCAAAATGACTTGAGATCAAGCTACTGGGACGACATGAGTTGGGACAATTTTGTGTGGGATGGGTCTGACATATCTCCGTCTGAGATTGAAGTTACGGGAACCGCCGAAAACATGGCCATTCGCGTTTCTACAAACTCTGATCTTTTTGAGCCTTTTACGGTGAATAACATTATTGTGCACTACACCCTACGCCGAGGACTTCGATGAGCAATCCGTACTATACCCACACTACCTATCCAACGCCCAACTCGCCGGGCTCATCGGCATCGCTGCGCAATGAGCTAGAAAACATCACCCTTGGTTTTGATTTGTTGCCGACTTTGGCCGCCAACGGTTACAAAGTTGCAATGGTTAATTCCGCAGGTACGGCATTGATTGCTTCAGCGGCTCTTCAAGCCTTGGCAATTACGCTTAGCACTATAAACAGCACGCCTATTGGCGCTTCAAGCCCTAGCACTGGTGCCTTTACTACTGTCAGCGCAACGACCTTTACCGGATCTTTTGTAGGTAATGCGTCGACGGCAACTGCTTTGGCCACGGCCAGAACGATTGGCGGCACCAGCTTTGACGGCACGGCCAACGTCACGTCGTTTCCTGCTCCGGGTGCTATAGGCGGCACAACCCCTAGCACCGGGGCGTTTACCGTTCTTAGCGCTAGCACTTCAGCCGCAGTTACTTCGTCTTCGGCTTCGGCATTTGCTGTGGGACTGACTGGGGCGACTAACCCGGCGTTTACGGTTGATTCGTCTACGGCATCACAAGTGGCTGGACTCAAGGTTACTGGAGCGGCTACGCTAGGAACCGTTGCGGTAGTAGTTACCGACAGCGGCGCAAATACCAGCCTGACGGTAAACGCAAAGGGCAGCGGCACCATTGGGATAGGCTCAGTGAGCACGGGTGCTGTAACGATTACACCAGATACGACCATCAACGGGGCGGCTACTTTGGCCAGCACGCTGGCCGTCAATGGCGCGACGATCTCCACCACGTCAGCCACTATGGCCTTGTTAAATACGGGGGCCACAACGGTCAACGCCTTTGGCGCAGCTACTGCGCTTAATGTGGGCGCGGCCACGGGCACGTTGACGGTGGCCAATACGACGTTGGCCGCAAATGCAATTACGGCCAGTACGACTTTGAATGTGTCCGGCATTACAACGCTTGGCAACGGCGCCGTCTTGGGCACGCCAACCAGCATGGTTGGAACAAACATCACGGGTACTGCAACTGCATTTACAGCAAGCAATGTCACAACCAATGCCAACTTGAATGGTGATGTGACATCGGTTGGTAACGCAACAACCCTTGCAACTGTCAACAGCAACGTGGGCGCATTTACAAACGCCAACATCACGGTCAATGCCAAAGGCTTGATTACTGCCGCCGCAAGCGGTTCACCCGGCGGCGTTACTTCGGTAACAGGCACAAGCCCCGTGGTGTCTTCTGGCGGTACAACACCGGCCATTAGTTTGGCGTCGGCATACGGCGACACGCTTAACCCTTATGCATCCAAGACGGCCAACTTTGTTCTGGCTGCACCAAACGGTTCTGCTGGTGTGCCGGGATTTCGCGCTGTTGTTGCGGCTGATATTCCTACGCTGAACCAAAGCACTACGGGCAGCGCGGCCACTTTGACCACAGGCCGCACCATTTCCGTGACGGGTGACTTGGCCTACACCAGCTCATCTTTTGACGGATCAGCCAACGTCACTGCTGCTGGCACGTTAGCAACTGTCAACGCCAATGTAGGCTCGTTTACCGCAGCAAATATTACGGTCAATGCCAAGGGCCTGATTACTGCGGCCGCCAATGGGACAGCAGCAGGCGCATCTTTGAGCAACGACACGTCCACAGCTACGGACTTGTTCCCCATGTTTGCGTCGGCTACAAGTGGGACGCCAACAACGGTGTTTACAAGTAACACTAAGCTGCTGTACAAGCCATCCACTGGCGAGTTGAAAGCGTCTGAGTTGGTTGCTTCAAATGGCATTGTTGTTAACAGCCAAACAGTGTCAGCAAGTTACACGATTGCCGTTGGTTTCAGCGCAATGTCATCTGGCCCCGTCACTATATCAAGTGGTCAAGCGGTTACTGTTTCCAGCGGCTCACGCTGGGTTGTTTTGTAAGGAATTATTATGAGTTCAATAGTTATTGCTGGCGACACAAGCGGATCGGTAACGCTACAAGCCCCTGCTGTGGCGGGGTCAACAATCCTAACGCTTCCTGCAACTACAGGAACAGTGGCACTTACATCTAGTGTTCCTTCTGCCGCTACGCCTACTGTGGAAGGAACTGTTTACGGCAAGATGACTGCTAGTGGTGGTACGCCTTTCCTGACTGCACTTGGATATAACGCAGGTGTAGTTAATACTGGGGTTAACAACACATTTTTGGGTGTAAACGCAGGATTGGCGAATACCTCTGGAACTGATTGCGTGGCACTAGGATACAGAAGTTTAAGATCAAATATTTCTGGAACTAGTCTTATAGCAATTGGTGTTAATACATTAGGTCTTAATACTACTAATGATAATTGTGCCGTAGGGCATAACGCTGCTCCTGCGGTTACAACTGCAGGAGCAGGAACTTATTTTGGTAATTACGCTGGGCGGTTAAATGTCACTGGCAATTACATGACCGCAATTGGCAATACGGCACTTGACAAGGCAACTGGAGCTTCAAATACGGCAGTTGGATTTCAAGCTGGTTACGGATTAACTTCAGGAATTCAGAATGTTTATTTGGGTTCTGAATGTGGCGGGGCAACAGCAACAGGAAGTTACAACGTAATCATTGGTTCACAAACGGCACAAGCGGCTACAGGGGCAAACAATACTTACGTTGGCAGAGCAGTAGCTAATAGCTCAACTTCTGGGGATAGTAATTCTGGCTATGGAATGAATTGCTTATTAAATTTAAGTACGGGCGGTAATAATGTTGCAGTGGGAACTTCTGCTGGAACACAGGCTGGAGTTGTTGACATTACAAGTCAAAGCAATTACATCACAATTGGTAATAATACTTCTACAAATGCCTATATCAAAATAGCATGGACAGTTACTTCAGACGCAAGAGACAAAACAGAAGTTCAACCTGTACCGCATGGCTTGAGTTTTGTTAATCAACTTAATCCTGTTTCGTTCAAATTTAACACATCCCGTGAAGATGCCACACCAACTGGTGATGTTCGCTACGGCTTTTTAGCCCAAGACGTTTTGGCACTTGAAGGTTCTGACTCTGTAGTTATTGATGCTAAAGATTCAGAAAATCTCAAGTACACAGACCAAAACATGACTGCAATTCTTGTCAAAGCAATTCAAGAACTTAAAGCAGAATTTGACGCATACAAAGCAACCCATCCATAAGGACTGACATGACTACTGAAGCACAAACACCAGAACAAATTGCACAGCACTACTCTGCCGCAATGGATAGCGTAAACCTAATCAATGGTAGCAAACCACAAATGATGACTGATGCTGATTGGGCTGATTGCCTATCACGCAACAAAGAACATTTAAAAATCATGTTGGCTAAAGACTATTGGACAACTGAAGACCTTGCACCATTGCAA